AGCACCGATACTTCCACACCAAGTACCAGTGGTAACAGTTCCAACAGCAGTTAAACTACTTGATGTAACAGCACTTGCTAGTGTTCCAGTTAAATTAGCAGCATTTAGATTTGTAATATTTGTGCCATTAACAACACCAATAGTAGAACACCAAGTACCAGTGGTAACAGTTCCAACAGCAGTTAAACTACTTGAAGTAACAGCACTTGCTAGTGTTCCAGTTAAGTTAGCAGCATTTAAGTTTGTAATTGAATTGCCATTAACAGCACCAATAGTAGAACACCAAGTGCCAGTAGTGATTGTTCCAACAGTTGTTATACCGGTACCACCTATGAATGAAGATGATACATTTACTGTTCCTGAACCTTTTGGTGCCAAGCATATACTAATATTTGTATCTGCACCCTGTGCAGCTATAGTGATTGCATTACCTGTAGTTGAGCCTAGAACTTGCACATAATTGGTACACGTAGTACCAATCAATGCGCCATTCCTAGCGTTGAATTCTTTATTTGTAATTGTCATTCGTTTCCCTATCCACGAAAATCTAACTTAATGTTAGTTCATGTATTTAGCAGAAAACGAAGAATAGAAAAATAATGCCCCGAAGGGCATTATGTTAATCGAAGGTATTTGGGGATGCTGTTATGATTTTAGCAGTATATGGACTGTTTCCTACTTCATCATTTAATCTAGCAACACCTCGTTGGTTTGCTGACCTACCAGGAGATGCTGTTATAATTTCAGATTCGTGTCCACAATCAGCTAATACTTTATCACCTAATCTAGCAACTCCTCTATTATTTACAATAACATTAGGAGACGCAGATGTTATTTTGCCACCGATATTGCTGCCATGGACTGAACAATCTCCCATTGTTTGATCATTCAATCTAGCTATAGCACGACTCATGCCAATGCAGCCTCGATATCATTCATAACTGTGTCAAACATATTTGACATTCCTGTTCCTAACCCAGCAAATGCGGATGGTGATGCAGCAGAAGTGACAGCACTTGCTGAATCAGTTAATGCTGGAGATGAAGTTGGTAAAATTCCTTTAGCAAAATCACCAACTGCCGAAATACCAGCAGAAGCACCATCACCTAATGTTGTAGCTAAACTTTGTACACCTTTACAAGATAAACTACTAAGATTTATCTTACCAAGTTCAGCAGCAAGTTTATTTTTTAAATCAGTCAATCCAGCACCAATACTATCAACAACACCTTGTATGGCACTGCCAATAGTGCTTAATGCACCACTTAATGATGATTGCAAGTTACTAATAGCATTATTGATTGCAGTAACAGCAGACGCGGCTAATGTATTGAGCTTGCCCATTGCAGTATCAAGTAAACCTGTAATTTTAGAAACAGCATTATTAATAGATTTTGCTATAGATCCAATCGCTTCAGTAATAGCGTGAACTGCATGTTCAGCAGCTTTGGCAATAGCACCTGCTGCATCATCAAATGTTGCAGCCATTGTTCCAAATAAATCACAAGCACTACCAGAATGTGATAACATTGAATCTAACTGTCCACCAATATCAGCTGCTAATGTTGTTAATTCTACTGGTATTGCGAATGTCATACTAATTGAATTCCGGTTGTTCCAGAAAGATATTGAGAAGCATAATCTTTCTCGGTTGGTTCTATAATAACAATAGACCCGCGTTGTAGCTTTATATCTTTATCAGGATCAACTGTAAATAGATATGGTGCTAAACCAATACCACCTTGCGCTGAGGTCAAAACTCGTGGTTTTGATACTTTAATAAAGTCAGTGCGTTCTTCAACCAACTTTGCTATTACTTCTTCACCTGAAGTTAGTTTAATAGTAACTACTTCACCTACACTTACACCTTTATCTATAATCATATTGCTTCCTGCAAATATTGTCGTAATTCATTAAATCCACCAAGATGTCTATCTCCAATGAATATTTGTGGTACTGCCCTAGCAGTTGGAACAGCTTCTAAAAGATGTTCCCTAGTCCATTTACCATCATCTGTTATTATTCTTTCTTCATACACGATATCGTGTAATTTCATCAATGCCTTTGCCTGGTCACATTGTGGGCATTGTGATTTACTCCAAATAATAGCGGTTATTGTCATTTATTTTCCTTAGTCTATTATATTAAATGTGAGCTTATATGCTCTCATTAATTCAAAATTTGAATATATTAATGCTTGTTTTTTACTAGTTTCAGATAATACATACCGATATTTTTCATAATCATTGTTAGACCCATAAAAATTTTTTAAATCATCTAATGTATTTAATTTTTGATAAGTATTAGCATTAGTTGGATCATACACCATCAATGTTCTTCCTGATGCAAGTACGTTTTTCCATATACCAAATCCTTGAGTGCTTAATAAATCGCCACTAAATAATAATGAACTGTTACTTGCATCTAATATTTTCTGATAAAACTCACTCGCATGAATGGATGAACCTGGTTTTTTACTTACTAAATTTATGGCGAATCCTTGTTTAAATTTGGACAATCTAGCAATAATTTCAAAATCACCAATCCAGCAATATATATCGTGAACATCAACATTTAGAAAATATATATCACCGTTCCGTGTTACATTAAATCCATTTTCTATATTAGAATTTATCACAAGTAATAATTCATCATATGGGTTATTACTTGAAAAACCAGTATCTCTTGGTAATTCAAATAACCATGATTCATTGAATATTTCTCGATATGTTTTATCTGTCATAGGTTATGCTATTTGGATTTCAACTAAAGTGCCAGCGCCTGCTAATTCTTGTACAACTGCTTCTAAACTTACTAATCCATCATCAGTCAATAACAATGATGGTTCATCGCCATCTTTTAATAATTTACTGATTTTTACTACTAATACTTGTTCATTTAATTTTGCCATTTTATATTTCCTTTTTTAATAATTCTTCAAATTCTTTTTTCAATTTTGAAATTTCTTCTTCCATTAATTTAGCTCTTTCATTAGCTATTTCATCCCATTCTTTTTTAGATTGAGCTTGAGATTTTAGACTACCATCTTGCATCATTGTGTATGTGCAATCTTCTAATGATTTTCCTGCTTTTAATCCTTTTATATCTATGTAGCTACTCAACGATGGATCATAAAAGTATGCAGCTTGTTCCATTTCTTTAAAAACCGATAGATGTTCGGTTGGTTTATCAAATTTAATAAAACACGGAGCATCGATACTATCTGATACATTTTTAATTTTGATACTATACTCTGCAAATTTATCAGATAACCAATCCAAAAATTGCACTCTCAGACATTTATTCTTATCTTCAATTCTATCAAATTTAGCTTGTAAGTTTTTTATTCTTAAAATATCTTCTTCACTTGCAACATCTATCATTTTATTTTCCTATATTATATGTTTGCTGGAATATGTCTTTCTTGACAACCCCATAATCATTATCACCATGACGAATGATTACATCTTCACCAGCTTTATAATGCAACGGTTCACCCCACGATGTATTTACAACCCCATCGTGATCAGCTAATTTAGCAAGTTTGATGATCTTTTTTGGAACACATATTCCATCACCATTATCATCTTTTAGTTCATGAAACTTTTCAGGTGGCATACTATATTGTTCACCTTTTGGACCAGTTAGTATATACCATCCCTTTTTATAATGTTGTGGCTTGCCATCACTTTCTAGTGTATCTATAGTTCCAGGTTCATCTGCAATTTCATAGTGTTCTGGATTACCTTTCTTAAAGGTCTCAAAAGCATCGGTCTTAAACCAATGTTCTGTAATACCTTCTGAAACCATATCAATTAACTCTCTCATAAATTTATCTCATTTAATAAAATAGATATTATACATTAAATTTCTACAATTGTCAAATATTATGCTGATTTTAATGTTTTAAATTTTCCTTTAAATCGTTCCCACTTAGTAGATGGTTTAGCATATGCATAATCAACCCATAAATCTCTATATTTTTTCTCTGGTTTTTTCTAACATTAATCTCATATATTATCTTTTGGATATTTTTTTACCAAATCTTGGAAAAATCCAATTCTGATATATTATTTATTACACCACCAGAAAGGTATGAAGAAATTTCAACTTCTTGTGGTGCTACTTGGGTATTAACAGATGTTAAATGCTTTTCAATCCATGGAATTGGGTGCGAAATCTTGACATCAGCAGTTGGCAATCCAATACTTTTCATTCGTTTAGCTGTTAAAAAATCTATATAATTATGTAATATATCTGCATTTATACCTAATATACTACCGGTAGAAAATAAATATTCTGCCCATTCTTTTTCTTGGTCTCTTGCTGATATGAAAATATTAGCAGCTTTGTCTCTATTATCACCTATAATTTGAATAAATTCGGGATCATCTTTTGGTAATAGTTTTAAAATATGCTGGACTAATGCTAAATGGACGTTTTCATCCCTAGCAATAAGTTTAACAATCTTAGCAGAACCTTCTACTTTTGCTCTTTCTAGGAATGAGAATGTACATGCAAATGATACGTAAAATCTAATTGCTTCCAATGCATTTGCCGAAACTAATGCAAGATATAAGTTTTCTTTGTTTGGATTATTAATCATATTATCATAATTTAGTGTAATATCAGTGGCACAATTTGCAATAGATTCGATATTAACCATATCATCAACTATAACTTTTGGATCAGGATATATTGCTCTAATAATATGTGTATAGCTTTCTGAATGGATTGTTTCAAAAAATGCCCACGTTGTCAGACAATTTTCCAACATTGGATCTGAACAGTGAGGTAAAAAAGCTAATGTAGGTGCTCTTCCCTGAACAGAATCTAATAATATTTGTCTTTTAATATTAGATGTAAATACAAATTGTTCTTGATCGGTCATTTGTGAAAACGATCTTTTTTCTTGGGACATATCAATTTCTTGTGGTCTCCAATAAAATGATTTCATTTGTTGATCAAGTTTGTCCAAAATTGGATATCTAACTACATCATATCTAGAAATTCCATGCCCAGTATTGCCAAAGAATAATTTTTCTGATGTTGAACTCATTGTTAATATATTACTCATTTCATTTCTCATAGTTTACACGCCCCGCTTTCGCATCCAGTATCAATTTCTTCTCCACTATTATCATTTGTTTGGCAATAATATAATGTCTTAATTCCTAATTTATATGCTAAAATTAAATCCTCGATTAATTTAGCCATAGTAATTTCTCCTTTAGCTGGGTCATAACTAGTATTGGCCGAGATACTTTGATCAACATATTTTTGAAAAACAGCAACTGTTTTTAAATAATCTTGAACATCTACGTTCCACAATGTTTCGTATATATTATTCAATTTTAAATAATCTGGCACTACTTGTGGTAACACACCATCTTTCGATCCCTTAATTGTTATTAGATTTCTTGGTGGTTCAATACCATTAGTTGCGTTAGCTAGTGTAGAACTAGTTTCACTTGGCATTAATGCCATTAAACATCCATTTCTAATACCATGAGTTAACAATTCTGTTTTCAAAAAATCCCAATTCATTAGTGGATTATTTACTGGAATCTTTGCCAAATCTCTTGGAACAATACCATCAGCGTATCTAGTTCTCATTTGTAATGCACCAAATTCTTTTGCCAAGTCAATAGATGCTTCAGTTAAATAATATGCTTGCTTTTCCATCAATGTTTCTGTGTTAATCAATGATTCATTAGAACCCCACGCAGAACGACATTTGGCTAACCAATGTGCATATCCTATTATGCCAATACCAAGTGGCCGATACAACTCAGTTGCTCGTTTTGCAGCTTCGATTGGATATTCTTGGTATGTTAAAATTGAATCTAATCCACGTACTAATACTTGACAACAATCTTTTAATATTGTTTCTTCTTTATCAGAAAGATTGTTTGAAAATTTACCCCAATTGATCGCCCCCAAGGTGCATAATGATACTAATGAATCATCATACCCCATTGGTTTTGCCGGAAGAGCAATTTCTAAACACAAGTTACTTTGATATATATTTTCATAAAAGGGAGTTTGACTATTCATAGTATCTGAATTGATAATATAAATCCTGCCTGTTTCAAAACGTTCGTTCATTATTTTAGTAAAGAACTCTTCCGCACTTAATGATTTTTTTGATATATTTCTATTGTTTTCATATTTGGTGTATAATTCTTCAAATAGTTTTATATCATTACTATAAAATGATTCATATAAGTCTGGAACTTCTTCTGGTGAAAACAACGTAATATTTTCACCTGTTACTAATCTCTTGTATAATGTTTCATTTAATGCAATGGAGTAATCCATTGTTCTAATACGGGTTTCATCTGTGCCTTTATTGTTTTTTAATTCAATTAATCTTTCAAATTCAAAATGCCATCCGGGAAAACTTGCTGTACAACTCGCCCCCCTCACAGACCCTTGTGAACAAGACTTCAATGCTGCATTAAAATATTTTGTAAATGGTATTATTCCTGTGGTAATAGTCTCACCATTACGCACTGGTTGACCAATTGCGCGGATTCTACCAATATTAAGACCTATGCCAGCTTTTCTTGATGCATATTCTACTATTGCAGCAGCGGTCGAATTAATTGATTTCAGAGAATCCCCTGATTCTATAATAGTACAAGAGGAAAACTGTTTAACTTTAGTTCGTAATCCTGCCATAATTGGGGTAGGTAATGAAATATAATGCTGACTAACTAAATCATAGAATTTCTTAATCCATCCCATTCTGGTATCGGATGGATACTCTGCAAATATTATCATAGAAACTATGATATATGGAAATTGAAATGATTCATATAGTTGCTTAGTTTTTCTATTTTGAACCAAATATTTTTTACGCATTTGTTCTGACCCAGCATATCTGAACAAATCATCCCGCGCATGAACTATAAAAGAATTAATGATATCTATGTCATTCTGGTTATACTTGTCGATTATATCCGGTGTATAAACTCCTAATTCTATATTTTTCTTTAATATTTCACCTAGATTCGGGGGGGTGTTATAACCAAACGCTTCTTTTCTGACCGCCAACCAAGTTAATCTGGCGGCAACATGATCATAATTGGGAGAATCTTCTGAAATTAAATCAGCAGCCGCTTTGATGATCATTTCATGAATATCTTTTGTTTTAATTTTATTATGAAAATGCGGATTTGCTTGCATTTCTATTTGGGAAACTGAAACACCTTTTATTGGAGGTAATTCATTTCCTCCTGTGCACGCCCATTCTATTACCGCGTGTAATTTGGATAAATCCAACGGCTCTAGTGAGCCATTTCTTTTAGTTACTTGCATAAACATCCTTGTTCAATTGTTTTTTTGTATTTATGAATGACTCATTAGTATAAATTTATATTTCTTTAATTTTTTAATGGCCAACCGTATTTTGTTTGCATTTATCCCCATGCCATCTTTTATAATTACACGGATCTAATAATTTATTGCAATGTATGCAACATATATAATTTTGTTCCTTCCAAGCTGAACTACTAATAGTATCTGTTCGTTTTTTACTACTATCTTTTCCAATAGTGTTTTTCCACTCTGGATTACTTTTTGTTATTGATGTTTTTTGAATAGCTTTTTTACCAATAGTATCTTTCCATTCTTGACTGTTTCTAGTAGCAGATACCGATTGTGCTAGTTTTTTCCAATCAGTTGATTGAAGTCTTTTTTCAGTCGCTTGTTTTCCTATTGTTTTTTTCCATTCAGCAGATTGTTTAGCCATTGATATGTTAGCTCCGGCTTTTTTATGATCTCTATTTTCATTACATTTTTTTATTTTTTCATTGCCAATTGTTTCTTTCCATTGTGATGAATTAACAGTTTTCTTATATTTTTCTGTTCTTACAATATCTGTTCCATTCTCTTTTGCTGTTACCCTAGACCGCTTGCCGCGTTCACTGAATACTTCAGAATGTTTATGTTCTGCAAAGTATTTTTTATAGTTTTCAGAATCAGAGGTATTCCCACCATCCCCAGTTTCTGGCACCAAATTGGCAAACTCTTTTGATTTAACAATATCTAATAAAGTTGAATAATGGGTTGCAATTATTTTAAATTCTTCTATTGTTTTACATTCTGCTAATATTTCTGTAGTAACATAATCACCATGTTTTTTTAAATGTCTAATCCAGTATTTACCAGACCCTGCATAAGAAAATGGATCTTGTGTTGTTTTTCCGAGATATTTGAGCCCGGTGTTATTATGAGTTTTTAAATAAAGATAATACATTTTAATTTTCCTAAACCTATATTTATCTATTGTTAAACATATTACTTTCGGTTATTTAATTTATTTGTTAGGTAGTATTTATTGATGACATATTAAGACAAAAAAAATTAATAAGTGATTGTTATATCACGTATTATTGTGGTTAAATGATGATTTAAATTGGTGTATTTGTTCAATCTAACAAGTGATATTATACACCTGTTAGATTGATAAGTCAAGTAAAAGTTATAATATATTATAACTGTAAGAGCAAGTTAATGTTCCACTATCGGCGGTTAAGGTATTAGTGTAAGTTATTATAATATTGTATGGTGCAGTTCCTATTGCAGCAACAGACCCGGTTGATGTAACTAATTTGGCACTAAATGTTAATGATCTATTAAAGTCTTCTAATCCAGTGTAGTTGTATTCATCATACACTTCGATATTAGAATAATTAGATACCCCAGAAACGTAATATGACGTAACATTTAATGTAATATGTAAAGTACCACTTCTTACATAGTGGTTAGTAGTGCTAGTATAGACATAGTTAATTTTATAATTTATAGCACCTGATGCAATACCATTAATATTAGTTGGCATTGGTAACTTAAATAATGATAACGGATTAGCTGATTGCAACATTGTTGACTTTTGAAACCCACCAAATGCTGTAAAAGATACTTTACCAGAAACACTTGGTATATATTGTGTAAGTACAGATGGTGATGATAACAATTCAGTTCTGTCTGACGTAACACGTTCAACTATATTATTATAGCTATTAATATATATTTGTGGATATAATGGAGAAGTTGATGACCCACCATCGTTGCCAACATTTACTAGATTAATATCACTAATGGTATTATGTGCACATAACCCAAGAACTATTGCTTGATGTTTTACATTATTAAAATTAAATTTAGTAATTTTTGTAGTAGTTGGTCCATATTGTTTACCGACTGTTATTCCATCGGTATTTAACCCCAATGCAATCCCAAACTTAACATCAGTCATATAGCCGGTTGAAAACACGTTATTTGCAATATCACTATCAGAATAAATACCATATCCAAAACCATTAATAGAAATATTATTAAATATGTTATCTTGACATGTAACTAATTGACTTAATGCATTAAGTTTTATACCGATGCTATTTTCATCAAATACTTCATTCCAATTACCTGATATTGCCACATTTTCAAAAAAACAATTTCTTGCAGAATCTAATTGTACACATATTTGTGATCCTAATGCTGTGGTTATTTTTATATTTTTAAGTGTAATAAATCTTGGTTGGTTTATATAAGTAGTTTGTTCAATATTTCCTGGTGCCCCAATTGATGATATATCATTGATATATTGAATAACAGGGGTAGATGCTGATAAAATTATTTGAAACACTTGCAAATAAT